GTTATCTGTCTTTGGTTCTCCATCTTTGCCAAAGTCTTGCCATAAATAGAACCTTCGATGTTTGCAATCCAATCACATTCAAACTCTTGCTTGAACTTGTTTTCACCCATAACCTCTTTTGCTTTTGTCAACTCATCTTGATCTACAACTTTAGTTTCACTTGCCTTTGCTTTGAAGTAAAACCAATCATCTGCTCCTTTTGCGTGTTGGAATAATTCATAGAAGTTATTATTCATACCTTGCGGTGTTCCTATAAATATACAAAAACCTTTTCTATCTGATAATGCGGGTCTAATTATTTCTGGAAACAATCTATCATTGACATTAGCATACTCATCAATTACGCAGCCATCTAAATATATACCCCTCAAGCCATCGCAGTTTTCAGAACCTAGCAAAGTGATACGAGCTTTGTTGGGTAGATCAACTCGAAGTTCAGTTTCGTTAAATCTTACTCCGGGTATCTTATGAGTAAATTGTTTTATATAATCCCAAGCTATAGACTTTGCTTGTTTGAAGGTGGGTGCAATATAGGCATACCGGGGGTTACTAACTTTAGAAGTTAAGGCAGCCATAAGTAAATGATTTATCATGCAAACTGTTTTGCCAAATCTTCTATGACAAACTAATACTGACCAGCGATAGTCTCTGATCCGTTGATGTAAATAGTTTTGAAATTTTCTAGGGGTGTATGGTATTGTTATTTGCATTAATGAAGCCTTGTACTTTGCATAGGATATTTACCATCGTCATATTCAAAGTTAAGCAAGTTCATAGTCATCTGACCAACAAGCTCTGCACTTGTCATATCTTCAAAGCCAAATATTTTTATAGTTAGGGTATTGGTTTTGTGGTCAACCAACACAACTGAATATAAATTATCTTGTATAAAATTCCACATAACCTACTACATATAGTATCTGGTGGGATAATCAATCAATGTGTCTAAAGGTGTCCCGCAGTCCCATGTATATATATATTATAAACACAGACCGCACATTTAGGGGGTAAGGGGGTATTGCATACAATATATAGACTTTGTAATTTTTTTTGACTTCTTTTTTATGTTGATCTCTCTTTTTTGGGGTATTGAGAATTTATGACTATCAATAATGATCCGATAACTTTTATTTATCGGAAACCCTGACCCGCTATTATACCCGGGTGAAGCTGTCGCCTCTTTTTATTTTTAAAGAGTAACTTTTATTTATAATTTATTTTATATATTTTATATCTTGACTATATCTCTTTTTATGATAGGTTACATTAAAACAAACTAACAAAAGGAAAAAAACAATGTTGTCAAATGTTGAAGTAAGGTCGATTGTTGCAAGGGTTGAAGATTTAACAACAGCTCAATTCGATTTATTAATGGAAGATGAAACATTTAAAAATATGTTTTCATTACTAATAAAAGGCAATAACGCTGATTTAAAAAGTATCTCAAAAAGGTTAGCTGATTATGCTAATGAAAACTTATGTTAAGAGCTTTAATATTCAGTTTAGGTTATGCTCTTTTAATGGGTGGATTTATAATAATGATCTACTCTAATGAATTGTTTTGGATTGGTGCTGGTGTATCTTTAGCCGGTGCAATTCAATTCTTTAAAGACTTACCATAATTTATAACAATTCTAAACTAGACCCGGTGATATTCTTATATTTCCGGGTCTTTTTTTTATTTTAAATAATATTATTTAATGCTTGACAGATTGGTTATATATCATTATAAGATAGATTATGAAACAACTAACAAAAGGAAAAAACAACATGAGTACAAGAACAAATATAGTAATAAAAAGCGGTTCAACTAATATATGGTTGTATCGTCATTGTGACGGATACCTTGCTGAAACAGGGTACAATTTAGCTTCAACACTTTCACATTGTAAGGGTTTTGAAAGTTTTTTAAATAACTTATTAAACCAAAGATATGAAGCAACAATGTTTAGACCGGCTAAACCAATATATGAATTTACAACACAAGAGCATGGCGATATTGAATATTTATATTCTTTTGAATTTGATCGTTCAATGCCTAAAAATGTAAAAGTCATTGTTGAAAGTTGTGCGTCATGGGAAGATAGAAAACAACTAATTAATACAGAATTTTCTATTACACCGCAAAATGTAGAAAAACATTTAAAATTAATTATTGACGAACATAAAAAACAACTTGATCGAGCTTTTGGAAAGGTCGCATAATGTATAAAATAAATATTATTAAACATTATAAATATAAACAACATTGGCTTGACTGGTTGAAGTATAAAAAACCAATACCAAACCATATAACACCATTAAAAATAAATAATTTAATTGGCGGTTATGGAACATATAACAAACTAAAAAAGGGGAAATAATGAAAACTTATTATTGTGATGTAGATTTAAAATTTAGCGGTAATAATTTTGAAGCTAAAAACAAACAAGAATATATACAAAAGGTTAAAGATAGTTTTAAACAAGAATTTAATATCAACTTAACCGATAAAGAAATAATAAACATAACAAACTTAAAAAGGGTGGATGATGATTGATAAAAAAATAAATTTAATAAGACAAATAAGAGTTGATTTAGATAAAATAACTACAGATTGTTTTAATAAACAATATCCAAGTTATATTTCTAATAATTTAACAACCATTTTAAGTTGTTTAGATAAAGTTATTACAAATTTATATGAACATGAAAAAAAGGGGGAAGAATGAATAAATTTAAAACTAAATTTCAATATGTTTCATGGAATGGTGATGATATTGAAAGTTTGCAAAAAGCAATAACGAAATCTAAAAAGTTAGAAAAACAAGGATATATATTAAAACCAAATACAATAAGTATGGGTAATTTGTTAATTTATGTAAATCCTAATTATAAAAAGGGAGAAGAATGAGAATAACTTTATTTGGTAAAGATATTTATATAACTAAAAATTGGCGACAGGATTTAAGCCGGTGGTCATTACTATATCGAACAGAAATAGTAATAGCTGTAGTTAGCTTTATCTTGGGAGCTATAATATTTTAAGGGGGATATATGGCAGTAAAAATATTTAATGTAAAAAAAGAAATAAAAAAACAACTTAAAGAGATAAATTCTAAATTAAAAATATTACTTAATGATATGAATAGCGACCCGGAAGACATAGACAAATTATTTGATTGTATTCAAGTAATATCTCTAAAGTATGAGCTATCACAGAAACCTTTAATACTTAAAAAAGAATGGGAAGTAAAACAATAGTAATATATAATATGATTAATGTATTTTATTATAATTTTCAAAGACAACAAATGGACTTCATACACTAATGAAATCTTTGAAACAGAAGCAAAGGCTAATGATTATATTAAACGATCAAAGCCAAGAAAAAACAAGTATCAAGCAGTCGAATATAACAACGAGAACATCAACAAATATTGGTACAAATAATATTAAAGATTTACAAAAACAAACATTAAAAAATATTTTGTGCAGTAAAGGGATTATATATACTTATTATAAAAATAAATTATTTGGGTGAAACTTCCTCAATCTCGCCTGAAACATCAATCATTTCCCCTAAATTATCTTCAAAAGCTATACTAATTTTCTGATCTGTATTTACCTTTTGAGGTTTGTTATCTGAATATAAATCTGTGATTTTACTAGCAGTCCATTTAACAAAGTTAATTCTTTCCCGAAGCCATAGTATAAGATTTGGGTCTGTTATCTCTTCTGTTTGTAAAAGGGTCATAATCTTATCTATCAATGTCTGCATACCCATTTTACGAGCTTCAATGATCTTTATCTCTAACTCTTTGTTTCTTTTTAACATAGCGTAGAATTTCTGTAAGCTGACCTGATATGGATTTTTCTCTGAAAATATTTCTGTAAGCGTTTTTCCTGATATGAGTTCGCCTTCGATTGTATTCACTTGTTCTATTGTTAAGTCTTGGGATAATTTTTTCTTGATAGTATTTTTCAAAATCATTCTCTGTATAATTCCTAAATTGATATAGTGTCTTCAACATCTTTATTCTACTTTCTTTGGTAAATCTAGGCTTTAAATAACCTTCTCTATTCTGATAACCATGAAACCGACAAAGCCATTTACCATTTAAACAAAGAAAGCCTTTAGCTTTACAAGGATTACCGAGCCTTGTTATCCCTTGACAAAATACTTTTTGTCGAGGCTTACCCGCCATTCTTTTTCTTCATTGCTAAATTCATATACCATTTATTAAGACCATTATTATATTCAGATTGTAAGTCAGGCAGGGGGAGTGTCGCTAATTGATCTATTAATGTTTCTTTATCATGACCATACTTTTTTATTATCTTATCTATAGCTGGATTTGTTTTAGATATATTAAAGATAGTTTTATTAATACCTACCTGATTTGAAACTTCAGAAGTCCCCCGTTGAAACTTCTGATATACCTGTTTTGAAACTTCACTATCACCTACATAAAAAAAAGGGTGGATTTGATATAAATTAGTGGATTGTAGCCTTTTTATTGATATAATGCCGACCTTTTTTAGCCACAATAAGCTCTTCCTAGCCTTATTCTTGCCACAACCTAGAAGATTAGCAATGGTTTGAAGACGAGGGTAGCTCTTTCGTGTTCTTCCGTCAGCAAAACGCAATAAAACGATTAAAGCACCAAGACAACCGAGCCTATCTCTTTTTGGTATCTTTAGAAAGTCCCTGTCATTTAATATCTTTGTTGCTAACCGGATATGTTGTTCGTATTTCGTCTTTTTTATCACAATGTTTTTCCAAATAATGCTTATGTTGTAAATTCCTTAAATAGCTAACCCATTCCGCTTCAGATATAGCCTTTAAATCGCTGTAGAGGGGGTAAATTTGACGAACTTTGAAGGTTAGGCTATCACCCCCTACAATTTCGTTTTTCTTGTAAAATACGAGCCATACGGGGATATTAGCCTTTTCACCTAGCCATTTAGTAATAGTGGTAGTTTTATAATAATTACCGGTATCATAGGCGGTTTCAACCAAAGCCAAAGGCTGCCAACAACCCTTAACCTGACAACATTCGACTTGATCTATATCGACCATTGCAATGTTATCGAACCTACGATGCCAACGATTGTAAAGGTTCTTATCAAAATGTTTTGTGTTTCTCATATAAGACTATCAGCTTCTTACCATCAAAATAATAACCTGATATTTTTTTCTTTTTCTTTTTTTTATTTTTTTTCTT